AGAGCACAGCCGCACAGATCGCGAACTTCAGCATCTCTTCGGCTGCGGAGTATCCCGCCGAGTACCGGATTACTGTCGTCATCCCCCACCCCCTTCCACTCAGGTACAGGGAGTTAGGATAGTCCTGGGACATGAGACACGTCAACAAGTCCAGGGACGTTGCATGTCCTAGGCTTGCAGACTATGCTGCGGTCGTTACTTTCCCAGGGGCGCGACGATGAGGACCACGGCAGAATTTCTGGACGATCTGAGGCGGGTGCACAACCTTGAGTCCGACTATCAAGTCGCGAAGCTCCTGCAGATGCATCGTCAGGCGATCAGCCGATACCGGCAGGAGAAGGGAACTTTCGACGACCAAGTAGCGATTCGGATCGCCGAGCTACTGAAGGTCGAACCCGGGTATGTACTCGCCTGCATGCACGCTCAGCGCGCAAATGAGGCTGGTCAGCGGAAAGTCTGGGAGCGGATCGCCAAGCGCCTGGCGACGGCGGCGATGGCGCTCCTGGCTGCGGTGCCGCTCGGTGCACCGACCACGGCGGAAGCGGCGCGAAATCAAGGCGCTGCGAGGGGCGAGGTCGAGGCAAGGTGTATTATGTTAAATCGCATTCGCCGGTTCCTCGGCCCCCGACTCCTGGGAGTCTGGTAATGGCCAACAAGCGCGCATCCCCCACCGCAGTGCATGAACTGGTGATTTCGGATCTCATGGCGGCCGCAGCACTGGTGATAGCCGCTCAAGCGCGCATCCACCGTAACGGCATGATCACCGCACACCGCGACCTGGACTTGGTACTGATCGGCCGACTCGGCGAGATCCGCCGATGCTTGGAGAGCTTCAGCGCCGACTTGCGCGAGATCCTCGAAATGACCCCAAGCCAAATCGCCTCGACGCTTGGCGAAGACCAAGCCGCGTTGGACAGAGCGTTGCAGCTCAGTGCGCATCTGCAAGAGACGTTAGCCGCGTTCAAGATTCCCGGCGCTTAGCCGAATCCGACAAGGGAGTACACCCATGCGCATCCGAAAAGCGCGCCGGCGCCGCCGCCGGCGCGAACCAATCCCCATGGATGAACTGGCAGGCCCCGCCTGGCGCGACTGGTTGATCGACAGCGAAGGCCTGCTGCATCATCCGAGCTGGCGGCGCGGCTTCACCGGCGACGAGCTCGCGGCGATGTGGTTCACCTGCCAGCAAGTGGCTGCGCTTGAATGCAGAATCCGGCTCCTCGAGCGCGACGCGGCGAAGGCCTCGGAAGAGATCGAGGGCCTCACGCGGCTCGCGCACTGGTACCGCCGGCAGTTGAGCCTCGAGGCCAGGCTCGGGCTGATGATCGAGCGCATCGGCGCCTAGCGGGGCGACGCCGGCGTTACTGTCAGGGTGCGCTCGGGACCGCCGGCGCCCTCGAGGGAGCTCGCCGGCGTCAGTTGAGCGAATTCTCGCGCACGAGCTCGCGCACGGCCGGAAAGCGGCTGATGATCCACGCGGCAAGGACCGTCGCGATCAGCACCGCGATCACCTCGCGCGAGATCTGCGGGAGGCTCGGGAGAAATTCCTTCACTTGCGCTCGGGCAGAAAGATCGCCGCGATGGCACCGAGGCTCGAGATGATCTCGGGGGTGTTAAGCGCCGCGAGCTCCTTCACTCCGAAGATCGTGCCCAGGATCGCAAAACCCGCCCAGGTCGAGGGTTCACGCAGTCGTTCGAGGAATCGCATCATTTCACCTTTCGAGGATTGCCGTCTGGCAAAGTCACTTTCGAGAGCATCTCGTCCGGGATGCTGTCGGCCCACTTGCTCCAGTCGTCGGGTAGCGCATCGGCCGCGCCAAACTCGACCCACTCCGCGCCGGTGAACAGCAACGGCCGGGGCGGATCTTCGACCCACACGCCCGCTTCGAAGCGGCGGCGATTGGGCAGTAGGACGATCGAGTCGTCGTAGATGTCGCCCGGCCCCGGCATCAGCGCCGCTCCTGCAAGAGATCGATCAACTGCTGATCGTGTCGATCGATGCGCTCGTGCGCATGGTCGACGTCACGACGCAGCCAGCGCAGCTCGACGCGCACCGCCGCCCACGCAGCGGCGGCGGTGACGAATGCCTGCACGACGATTTCCACGAGCTCCATCAGCGCCTCATATGCGGCAGGCCGACCGCGGCGCCGCCCGGGAGCTCATGGAAGAGCCCGGACTGCTGCGCGTAGTCGGCGAAGTAACCGCCAAGATCGCGGTCCTCGTTGTCGATGCCCGGCGTCGATACGGGCGGTGCGTCGTTACTGAGCGCCGCGCGCTCCCGGGCGACCTGGTCGCGATTCCAGAACTCCCACCACTTGGTGCCGACGGTCCCGTAGGGATCGCCCGTGATCGCCTGCACAAGGCTGTTGGCGCCGCGATAGACGATGTTGTTCGGACTCGTTGGGTTGATCGCATCGAGCGCGGCCGCAGCGGGCGCCTTGAAGGTGCGCGCGATGATGACGACACCCACGAGCGCGCCGACCGCAAGCACCGCACCGGACGAGACGTTGAGGTTCACAGTTGCCCTGCCGCCCTTCGCATGGCGATGCCGAGCTCGGCGTCCTCGAGGTCGATCGCCGTGACGGGCACCCCGAACTCCCGCACCTGGCGGATCGCGGCGACGGTGTCGGCCTGCGCCTCGCGCGCGGACTGATCGAAGAACGGGTAGCTGTAGCGCGGCGCAAGATAGGGCTGCGCGGCCACCGCACCCGCTCGCCGATTCATGAGCGGCACCACGACGAAGAACGCGACGGCGGCGCCGGCGACGAGGTAGAGCACATCACGCATACGCACCTCCCGAGAAAATCCGCGCCTCGGCAAGGCGCCGATTCGTAAGCCCGGCGGAATCCACCAGCGCGCCCCCCTGGCGCACCTTGTTCCAGCGCACGAACTCCGCAGTAGCGCCGGCGCGATCTCCGGCGTTGAGTTTGCGCACCAGGGTCGAGCTCGCAAACGCGCCCCCGCCGATGTTGTAGGCGAGGCTCACCAGAGCATCGAACTCGGATTGCGACAGCGGGACGGTAACCACGCCGTTAACCGCATCGATCGCGACCTGCACATCGCGCATGAGCAGCGCCGAGGCCTCGGCCTCGGTGATCGGCCCGAAAGACTCACCCGGCTTGATCAGATGGCCGTAGCCGATGGTCGGGAGCCCCGCCTGATCGCGATACACCGAGAGCACCAGGCCCTCGTGCTTCTTGATGGCGTTAAGCCCCTCGACCGACAACGCACGCGCGGCTGCGCTCATGAGAGATTGCTCCTGGTCGAGCGCGGCGCCGGCGTCGGAGTACTCTGGCCCGGTGCCGGGCCAGCCCGCGAACGGATCGAGCGGCGGGAGATCGAGCGCGACATCGCCGGCGTTCGAAGGCCCATAGGCCGCGTAGGTCCTCGCGGCGAGCGCGAAGAGGCCTGCACCGGCGGCGACGATCGCGAGCTCACGGATCACTGCTCCACCTTGAAACCCGCATCGAGCGCGATCTGGTGCAGCACGCCGTCGGTAAGGTCCGCGGCGATCCCGGGCAACGACGCACGAATCGCCGCGAAGTCGATCGCGCGATCGGTGACGGCGAGTCCCTTGACCTTCGCCACCACGGCTGCCTTGTGCTTTTCGTGGGTCGGACGATCCGGGACGGCGGGTACGAATGCAGGATTGAGGATTTTCATTAGAGCTGCTCGCGGATGTCGGCCAGGAGGTTTAAGTCGGAATTGACCGTGTTGTGCGCGATCACGAGACCCTGCCCCGGCGGGATCACGATCGGTTCCTTCAGTAGGCGCGGCGATATCGCTGCCGCGGCCACCGGAATCCACGAAATGAAGGTGCCGATCAGCGAGCCGTTCTGCTGGGTGAACAACTGTGACGCCGATGCCGCGCCGGCGAGGCGCTTGTTCTGCGGATTCGCCGGCGAGTACGCGGTCGAGAGTGCCGCGTTGTGGCGGCGCAGGCTCGCATAGCCACCCACCAGCGAGAACACCTCGAGCGACCAGACGATGATGCTCTGCGTATTGGCAACCGGATTGAAGATCTGCACGTGCGAGAAGTTCGCGGCGAGCGCCGCCACCCACACGTGACCAAGAAAGCATTGCCCCGCGACAGCACTCGCGATCGAGCCGTCGATCACCGACACCTCGCCGGCGATGCGGCGCGAGCCGCCCTGCCCTGATGCGACCGCGATCTTTACCGTCTGCGCCACGGGCGACGAGACCAGCAGCGTATCGAAGCCACCGTCGGGAATCGCATAGGTGCCGGGCAGCACGTCGACCATGGCAGCGTTCGTGATCTCCACCTGGCCACGCAGGAAGGAGACGTTCACGCCGACGTTGCCCGAGACCGCGAGCACCTCGAAGTAGTTGCCGCTGATATTGAGCGGCCAGACCTGGTTCGCGGTGAGAACCTGAGAGATGGTACGCATCAGCGTGCCTTTCCGAAGACGTAGACGAGCACGATGGCACCGGCGACCACGCCCACGATCAGCAGCGCGTTTTTCTTGTCGGCGGTGTCGGGATCTTGACTGCGCTCGAGCACCGCGCCCTGCAGGGCCTGGTTGCGCATCTGGATGTCGAGCAGCTTGTCGAGCGCGCGATTGGTGAGCCCGAGCACTGAATCGAAGGCCTTCACGTTGTTGTCGGCACCGGATTTCGCGAGGTCCACGGCCGCGGAGAACGCTCCCTGGTGCTTGTCGAGCGCGCGATTGGTGAGCCCGAGCACTGAATCGAAGGCCTTCACGTTGTCGTCGGCACCGGATTTCGCGAGGTCCACGGCCGCGGAGAACGCGCCCTGGTCGGTCACGGACACGTTCACAGTGCTCGAATCGGACGACACACCGACACCGTAGTCGCTGACGACCTGGCGCTTGTCGGTGTTGCTGGTGGTAGTCGAGCTCGAGGAACTCGAGTCGCCGCCGCCGAAGGGCAGCACGACATCAACCATCGGCGTAGGGCCCAGATCACGCCGCAGCACGTCGCTTCTCCATGATCACCACGGTGGATCGAAACCCTTGGCGCTCGAGCTTGCGCACGAGCCCGGGTCTTGCGGTCTGCAGCCGCACCACATCGGCGCCCGGCAGCCGCTCGATCACCGGCATGATCTGCGCGGTGAGATCGACGCCGGGCAAGCGACCGGCAGCCGCAAGCACGAAGACCGTATCCGCATCACGCTTGATCGCCACCACGAGCACCGGATGCCCCTGCAGGCGAAACACCAGGAGCTCGGCCGCGCCGCATTGCACCTGCGCGCGAATGTGCTCGGTCGAGCCGGCCCACGCGGGTGCGCAGTCCTCGGCCGCGCGCACGAAGCGCTCGGCGTGCGCCGACCAGGTGCGCTCGATGGTGAGGCTTAGCGGGAGCGTTTCCATAGGATCAGCGCGACGCCGGCGACAAAGAGGATGACCACGAGCGAGCCCGTCGCAGAGCCCCCCAGTGCGGATTGCAGCCCGAGCCCGCCCGTCGTGACGTTGAACGGGCCGGTCTCGAACGGCGCGTAGCTGGAAGCGTCAGCGCGGGACTGGTTCGGCTGCTTCTGAAGCGCCGCGCCCAACACCTTCGAGCCGGCGTCGAGCCATTGAGCCGCAGTGATGTCCATGTATCACTTGATCACTTGCGGCTCAGCGCGAAGAGCAGGATTCCACCGAGCAACAACCACATGAGTTGCCCGTTCGCAGCGCCGGTGCCGGAAAAGACCCCAGCCGGCACCGTGCGACCCGTCGCGCCGGCGATGAAGAGCGTGCCACGGTTGGACGCCGCCTCTTTCGCGCCGATCGCGGAGTCGATCGCTCGAGGGATCGAGTAGTTGAACACCCGCTCCCACCAGGGCATTGACTGGTCGCCAGGGACGTAGCCGCTGATCTTGGCCGCATCCCGCACGTCGTTGCGAAACGCATACGGCGCATCGGAGGACGCGACGACGTTACCCCAGTCGTCGGTCGTGAGCGTCGAGCCGTCGTCGAATACTTGGGTACCCATGATAGCCCCTCGATCAGATGCGGCTGTTCAGCTCGTACATCTCCGTGACGACGTTCAACGTATCGGCCGCGGAGGTCGTGACGCGGACATCGAACGATTCCACCGGCGCCTTGCCGTCGGCGCGCACGCGCGTGTTGAGCACGTTGCTCTGCAGCTTGTCCATCGCCGGGTCGTACACCCACACGTTGGTCTGCTGGACGCGCTGGTTTTCGTTCTGGATGAACTGATTCACCGCGGTGGGGATGTTCTCGAACACGCCCACGTTGTCCTTCTTCACTTCGACGTTGGTGACGTTGCCGCTGTGGAAGATCCACACGCGCTTCAACAACCCGCCGGAACTGCCGAACGGGACGTAGATCGGGTAGAGCGAGACCGCGCCGGAGAGCACGAACTGCGACTGCTTCATCGTGACGATGATCGGGTTGGCACTCGGCTCGTCGACCTGGCACCATCCCGTGAGCGTGGGCGCGGTCGCGCCGGCGATCGTGACTTCCGCGGTGAAGCGCTGGATGCCGGCCTCGCGGGTCGCGGCGAAGGCACCGAACTTCATCGCTTCGATGGTCTTCGCGTCGCGCTCGGTGAAGTCCAGTGTGATTAGGGCGGCGTTCGCGGTGATGTTGCGGTACTGGTTCATGAGATCCAGCCGCGATCCCGTGGTGCGCCAGAAGAGCTTGCCGTTCAACTTCAACTGGATGTCGGTCAGCATCGCCTTGGTGAGCGCGGTGCCGCCGAGCTGCAGGTTGATCTTCTCGTAGGTGCGTCCGAGCGGGAACTCGACGGAGGCCGTGCCGTTCGCTTGGACGTTCTGAAAATCTGGTGCGCGTAGTACAAGCATCGCTTCGCTCCTAGCGGTTCAACGCGGTGTCAACGATGTCGGCGGCAACCGGCAAGCGACGCGCGAAGTAGATGACGATGAGGACGGTGGCGGTGACGATGACCGCGGACTTGATCTTGGCGGCCATGGCTATGAGCTCAGCAAGCGTTGCACGGGCTCGGGCAGGTACGGCTTCACCCAGTTGATGATGATGAGACTCACGGCAGTGAGCACCACGGCTTTGCCGAGCGCCCCAGGCGATGGCAGATCCATACGCACCTCTTCGGTCAAAAGGAGTGCGAAGCATCACGGCCGCAGGCCTCGGCGTGAAGGCGCGGTAACAGGCAGGCAGTAACGGGTTATTGACGCGTGCGCCGCGCCGTGGTCGCGAAGCTCAAGGTGCCGCGCGAGAGTCTTCCGGTTTGCATGTCGCGCTCGATCCAGTCGAGCGGCCGCAGGTTGACGATGTCATCACGGGTCACCTGAAGCACGTTGGCGAGCGTCTTCACGTCCGCCTCGAAGTTCAACCGGCCAGCGTGGATCAGTGTCGCGTTGCCGAAGAAGTGCTTGTCGATCGACGCCGGCCTCTGACTTGCGCCGTAGATCCGAAGGCCTCGGTGTCGGCCGCGTAGAGTGCACGACGCCCAGCCTGGCGGCGCGCGCTCGGGTCGAGTGACGAAAGCCAGTTCCTCCACCACCAGGGTGAGATTCCCGGCGGCGTAGGCAATCTTGCAAAAGACATCGAACCGCTCAGCATCGATCTGAGCGCCTTGATATACCACTTGGATGCGGCCGCGGGCTTGAGCCCCTTGAACCTGCGCAAGGGCTGCGGCGAGCGTCGTGCATACAACGCCGTGATCAGCGTATTCATGTTGCGAGTCCCAGATCATGAGCCGCGAGGGCTGCGTGCGCGCGAGCTCGCGCTTCACCCACGCACTCTTGCCGCTGCCCGATGCGCCCATCACCGCGATGATGGACGCCTGGTTCTTGCTCACGTGGCAGGGTGCGCCTGCGCATCGGCCATGGGCTTGTAGAGCGGCGCATCCGGCGAACGAGCGTTCGCCTGCTCTTTCGCGTCGGGCTTCTTCGCCGCCATGCGCGCCCTGGCGATCGTGACCAGGTCCTTCGCCACTGGTGCGACGACGGCATAGATGAGCGCGAGCTCGAGGGCGTAGCGCGCGAGCCAGAGGTTCAGATCCCAGCCGTGCTTCTGAGCGACGGGGACGTAGGCCTCGGCGATGCGCCGGATCTCGCCCTGGCCGTAGCGCTCACCGATCAGCGGCACACCGACGGACGCGACGTTCACCACTAGGGTGAAGATCGCCTCTGCTTCCGAGACGGGGTCGGCGGCGGGCGAAGTCCCGCCACCACTGTCGGGCCCGGGCGTTGCCGCTTCGGGACCCGCCGCCGATTGATCGGCCTCGGAGACGACGTGCTCGAGCTCCTTCAGCTCCTGGGCACTCATGAGAACATCGACTCCCAGGAGTTCTTCTTCTTGGGTGCTGGTTCGGGCGCCGGTGCGGGTGCTGGTGCTGGTTCGGGCGCCGGCGCTGGTTCGGGCGGTGCTGGTTCTGGTGCTGGAGCCGGCGCGCTGCCCGCTCGGATCTTGCCGAGCAGCTGCTTCACCTTCTTCGGCTCACCGTGCGTAAAGTACTGCGAGTAACAATCCGGGCAGTACCGGTAGGGGAAACCGTT